ATAATTTGGAGCTATTTGTTCGTTAAGAGTTTTACGAGATCTTTTCGCTAGTTTCAATCTATTTTGTAAATAGACTGAAGTAAACATCGCTATTAAAATTAAAATATTATCCAAACTTTTAAGTGCGCTTAAGATATTATGATACGTTTGTTTATACTCATCATATATGTCTAAAAGTTGGCTCTTTATTAATGAATATGTAACTCTAATAACTCGCTGAATGTATTTTAGACGGTATTTCGAAGGATGATCTGTATTTGTAAACAGATCCTTTATCATTTCGATAATATGTTGTAAAAGTGCAATATATGATTTAATTTGTTGTTTAATATCTTTAATGGTTTGAGATATTTTTTCTTTTAAAATTTCTATTTCGCTTTTAATTTCTTCGATCTGAGCATTTATTTGTTGTTTAACACTTTCAACAGTTTCATTTATTAATTGTTTTTGAAGAAGTTTAATTTGTTCAATACGTGCAGATATGTCGAGTTTAGTGTACTCTTTATTTACGAGAAAAGAGGCGGCGCCCATAAGAAGCCCCTTAATAATGTCGAGATTTTGTATTTTTCTATCAATATCATTGATAGCGTCAATATTTTTAAAAAGATCATTTTCATTTAAATTTTCGTCCCAAACATCCAATTCTTCTTTTACTTCATTAGTTTCGTTATAGCACTGAAGTAACATATCAGAAACATACTCATTATTCATTTGATTCGAAGAATATTGCAATATAGATTTAGATAAGGGGTCATTTCGTAAATAATACTTGAGAGTATTTTTACTCATTTGTTTTTTAATGAGTTGATTAATAATTTGCTCAATAGCAAGCATAGCAGCAGCTTCAATCAATTCTCTTTTTGTAGGAATACTGAAATATAACTTCTCAAGTTCCATGTTTAGACGGAACTTGAGATAAGTTTTTTCAGAATCGATTTTGTTTTTGGCTGCTTTTTTTAAACGTCCTTCTATATCTGAAATTCCTATCATTATTTATCAACTAAAGGCTTCGTATTACTATACAATCCACTGCTATGTCGACCACCGTATGTTGGACACGTGTGTCTGTTACACGAAATAAACATAGAAGCTAATAATATGATAATCAATATAATAATTTTCTTTTTCATAATAACAATTAAATATTTGGTTGTCCTAAATCAAAATATTTCTTTTTGTGTTCAGGATTTGAATAAACTGCTTGTCGGAAAGTTACTTCAAACGGTTTATCTAGTTTTTGTACGTATTTTTTTCCTTCTCCCCTTTTGACATACGCAATTGTCATGTGTGGATGATAACCGGAAAAAGTTTGAGTATTCGGAAATTTCATAAACTCTTTACGATATTCCTTAAGTTCATCGGTTACAGGGACATCAAATTTAACAACATCATATTCGTCATTTTCAAAAATACTAATTTTTTCAATTTTAACTGTAACAGGACGAATTAATTCTTTAATTTTTTCATATAATTCTTTGTTGTCTATTTCATCCTGATGCAATCCATAAACTATTGTTATATGAGGTTCTTTTTCATAGCCGTAATCATCATCCTTTTCATAAACATCTTCTTTATTAACAATATGGATTTTATCATTCCAATCAGGAACTTTTGCATATAACATTAGACATCCATACGAAAGATTTTCGCTTTTTCTTTCTAACAACCAATTTTTATAACTTTGAAAATTCATATTATACTATAAATATTTTAACAAAATGTGCTCTCATAACTTAAACTCCTATTAATACATTAGTTGATGTGGCGCCTTGTTTCACAGATTCGACAAGACCCACATTTACACCAGGTGTTGCTGGCATCTTACTATCCAATGCAGCTGCTAAGGTCGAAATAAGCGCCCATAACGGTTCAGCAAGAATAGCGTGTTGATATGGTGCTGCACCTACTTTAGTCGTTTGTGCGCCATTAATAACTACTTCATCAGCAGCAACTTCAGCCTTTGCTGCAGCAACAACTTTAACTTCATTCTTTGTTGTAATATTTGTAACATCTCCATCCATTTGAATTATTGAATCCATATTGGGTGTCTGGAAAGTTATCATTGTATCGGGTGTTATCGAAATAATTGATTCTTTATAAAAAATTTGAAAACCCGATAACTTTTGATATATGACAGTTAGTTCTTCACCAGGATCATATAATAAAACATGAGTACCCTGATAGTCATCTTTTATTCGATTTATTAAATCTGTGTCTATGTTTTGAATAGTTGTGTATTCTGGGGCATACATATCTCCGTTATTAAACTGTATTCTAACAAAATGCCCAGGTTTAGGAATAGAAATACTTCCTGCGCCATTGCCCGCAAATATCGTTGAATTTATTGGAGTTGCCCAAGGTAAATGTTCATTTTGAATGCCGTCAAATAATCCAAAGACTTTTACTTGACAACGTCCAGAAAAAGTTGGGTCATTAGAATTAATAACCACTCCAATCCAATCGCTACTGCGTAAATCGTGTTGAACAAAATCTATGTCTGAAGAATATGCCATATTTTAATTTTAAATAACTTGCGTAGAAGCTGCATTGGGATCTGGTTGTTTAAATGGTTGGCCTTCTATCTTTGAACCTAAGCCTGATGAAGGAGCTTCTTCCAAAACGTTTTCTATTTTTACGCTATTCATTTTAATGCCAGGAGCGGGTCTCTCAAGCCTATTATCATCAATAGTTGAGCCTAATTTATCTGAAGGTTTTCCACCTCTACTAAGTTCTTCATCTATTGATGTCCCTAACTTATCTGAAGGATAACCTCCCCTATCAAGATTTCCATCTATTCTAGTTCCCAGTTTTTCTGAAGTTTTTCCACGATTTCCTACAGTTTCAGGAATTTTAGATCCTAACATACCTGATGCTATTCCGCCGCTATCAAGATTTCCATCAATTTTAGTTCCCAATTTTTCAGAAGTTGTAACATTTATGGAAAATGTGGAATCTATTCTTCCTTCTAATTTTGAAGATGGAGCATCTTCGCCAAATCCGGTTGCTTCAATTTCTCCTGATAGTCGGCTTGATGTAGGATCTCCTCTTAATAAAGAAGCAGCATCTATTTTTCCTCTAGTTGCCGTGAACGGAGGAACCACTTCTAAACCTCCTCCTTCAATTGTTTTTGGTGCGCCTATTGCCATATCATTTTCATTTATATTTGTTTGTAGGGAATAATCAATTATGTCATTCCACGTTTTTTTATCATTTAAAGCTGTTTGAGCAGCCATTTTAAGTAATTGGCTATCTTCATCTCCTATAGAATCTGTTTCTGTATGTACAAGAGTTGTTAAAAACTCTTTCATTATTTCGTCTGTTTGTATTGGGCCTTCTAATCTTGAAGAAGGAGCATTTTCATATTGTTTTGTTACTTCATTAACACCTTTTCTAATCATTCCTAAAGCGCCTACAAGATTTTTAGCTCGAAGAGCAGCAGTAATTTCACTAAACGATAATCCAATGCTTGGTATAGTTGTAATTTTTGCTTTATCTATTTTACTTCTAATAAAATGACGAGCAAAACCAGTCCCCCATGAAATTGCATTTCCTATCCAAGTATCTGGGATAGTAGGGTCAAATGGAATATCTATCATTTCTCCTGAACGATCATTATAAAATTGTGTATTTAACCTTTCTGAAGGTGCCATTTTAGGAATAGCATCCCTTGTGTCTTGTGTAGTATCATAATTTTGTCTTTCATTGTACGATAAACCAGAACCATGTGTATCATTATCAGGATCCTGTTCTCTTGTTTGGGCTATTTGTAAATATGTTGGATATAATTGTTTAATGTTATTTTCAAATGTGGTGCTTATTTCTTCTTTTGCTCTATCTCTGCCATTTAATTTATTATCAATAAAATACATGTGTTGAAACATAGGATATATCTGTGTTTCTTTAATGTTCCCAATTTTTATTCCAAATTTAACTGCACCTTGAGGAGGATCGCCCGCGACATTTAAACTTGATAAATGCGTATATTCAATATTAGATAAATCAAATTCGCACATTTCACATGTTATTTCCCATGTTGGAAGAACATCATCTAACACTTTTAAATATAGAGGAACAGAATTTGGATTACTATTAACTTTAGGCAAATTGGCTTTTATATTTTTCATACTAGCCAAATCTGTTTTCATACTTTCAATATTCTTATTATTAGTCGTTTTCTCAGCTTCTTTATTATTAATTCCGTATGCATTGTAATCTTGTTGTGTATGAAATGAACGAAATTCTGCTAAATAAATTTTAAGAGTAAAATATCTCATCATATCCGGTAAAACCCAACGTTGATATACATCGTCCCATACTATTTTTTTATATAGGTTCATTAAATATGTCATGCGTAAATCTAATCCTTCTAGACAAGTAATCGATATTTTTTTGTCATTTGTAATTCTTTGGCCTTTCGTAGTATCAATTTTTAATAACTCTGGCACACCATCTATTTGTTGAAAATAATAGGGATAATTATCTTGTAAATCATTAAATTTCTGAATAAATTCTCTTAGCATATCAGCTCTTGTAGGCTCATTAGAGTTTTCTAAATATTCTATAGCAGAATACATTGGTATATCAATTCTTCTTATTATAGGTAAATTTAAAGATACTGAGGCACCGGGGGCCGATGTAGTGGATAAAGTATTAAATAGTGGATGGGGCATTGTATCATAAGAAACTTGATCATTTGCATAATTATATGTTTCATCTCTATTAGTGCCAAACATGAGTCTAAACGAAAAATAAGTTGGTTCGTCAAAACGTTTTGACAAACTATACTTATCAGCAATTTTATTTATAGATCGAAATCTGTTATATATACTCATGTTAAATTATTTATTTATGTTTCTTTAGTAGATAAACTCATCTGCTTCAGTAATGGATCCTATCGGTATTGGAGCCGGCCATTCTCTTCGTGTTAATATAAATTCTTGAACGAAATTACTTTGTATTGAACCGGCATTTTTAGATGACCAATATAGTTTGAATCCTTTAACATAATACCAACCACTATAAAATAAATCTAACGCTTCTTGTAATTTATTATCCGGGTTTATTTTTTTATTTTCAATTACGTCTGTACGAACTAATCCAACAGGCATTTTGTCGCCTTTAATAATATTAAAGTTATTTCCTATGACCTCGACATGCAAATTTAATTTATCTAATTCTTTATTGTTTATTAAATTTTTAATTCTTGCTAATTGATAATGTTTATGATGATTGCCGTCCCATTGTGTATTAACATCATCCGGATTGCTTATTGTATATTGAACTCCAAGCCATGGAAATTTTTCATAGAGTTCTACAAATGGATAATTAGCTCTTTGTAAATCTGGATTATCTTTATCTTTTATGTAAGTCGCCCTGCCACGCAATAGCATCATTTTTTTTGCTTTTTCTCTATCGTATGTAGGTTCGACTGGAATATCCCAGTATTTAGATGCATCCGGATTTAAATAAACATTTGCGTTATGTTCGAACATTTCGCAAGTCATTTTTGTTCCTATTTGAAATGTTATCGCCGAGGAACGATTTAAAGGACGCCAGGTTTTGATATAGAATGGAGAATTAAGTGCGCCGGTGAAATTCGAAAATACCTTTACAGTTAAATTTGTTTTTTCTTCTCCGGTTTGTGCTCCATAAGTATAATTTTTATCAAGATTGTCGAATAACGCGGCTATGTCTATTTGCGATTCAGCAGACATTAATTGTTTATTTACATTAACAAAATTTAAGTTATAATAGACATCGATCCATGCAGAATAAAACGATTGCTCATCTTTCCATGCTCGAGAAATTACATTATGAATATAAATATCGCCAGCAATATTTGCCTTAAGCCATATTTGTTTGTCGTTTGTATTATCTTCGTTAGAAGCAAATCCTAAACCGTATTTTCGCGCAAGGTCTTGTAAAGCTTCAAATGAAGTTCCTAAATATGAAAAATCATTTTTTTGACTTTTTAG